TTCTTGCGCCTTTGAAAATCTAAATACCCACCTTCCAGTAAAGAAATCGCCATTCCCATTGTCGCTGCGTAAAACATATTTGTTGGGATGTTTGCAATCTTTTTGTTTAAGATTATATCCTTGTTTATTAAGTTCTTCGAGCACTTTTGTTGTGTCATAATATATTATTCCTTTCCACTCTGGTTGTGCGCGCACAACCACATCGGCGTATAATAATTTTTTTTCTGTGTCGATACTAACTTCAAATTTATTTTTCTTTTCCATTGTTTTCTCCTTTAGTGAAGCATGTCCGTAAGTTTGTTATATAGCTTCGGGCTTATATTGCTTAAATATTTTCTGTCCCCAATAAAATAATGTTCAAATCCATTTGCAAAATATTCTCTTAACGAAGTTGCAGCATATGGCGAATAAAAAAGACCCATTACTATATTTGTTAGTGTTTCATACCCAACTTCTTGATATAAAAACCAATCAAATTTATCATCATATTCTGGCTGAAGGCAAGTGCTGGGTGGAATATTATACCCTTCGGAGTTTAATAAACTACACAGCCTCTGCCTTTTGCCTATAAATTCTCTTTCGATCTCCCCATCAAAATAAATTTCCTCATTCATTAACTCTTCTACTGAGTGTGCTATTTCATGTATAATATCGTCTATCATGTCTTCTTCGTTCGTTTGATCATTGGTGACATATATTGCATCATCTTTATACAATGCATTAATATTTTTTTTATTTAAAAAGTCAAAATTCCCCACATAAATAGAATCAACAAAGTGCATCAAATGAGAAGGAATCTGTTTTTCAACATATTTTATTACAGAATCTGTATCAATATCGTTTGGAAGGGGGTCTTGTATATAAAATAGTTTCCCATGTAAAGACTTTTCTTTATTTTCTTTTAAAACTTTGTTACGAGATTTCTTAATATATTCACTGTCCATTTTGTTTTTATCTTTTTGTTGCTTCTTCTTCCCAAGCTTTTTGACCTTCTTCAACGTCTAATAAAGCTTGTTGATAACCTCTAATAAAGTTTTCTTCCGCTAATGGTAAAAGAAATTCTGGAAATTCCTTAGCCATTGTTTTAAGAATCATTTCAACATTAACTTCTCCATTTTCTGGCTGTTCTTTTTTGCCAACATACTCAATGAGCCACTCTTTCATTTCCGTGTCTGGCTCTAGTGGTTTAAGCAAGTCTGGGTTTTCATTGTTATAATCATCTTTTACTTCTACATTATTCTCTTTCATTATATACCTCCATTATTCGTTTGTCAATAAAAAAATTAAAGTACTTTTGCTGCCAATGTCGCAACTTTTGAACGTTCACCTTTAACAAGTGTTATATGGCCAGATAATTCGTAACTTTTAAATTTTTCTATTGCATATGTTAATCCATTTGATGTTTCATCTACATAAATGTTATCAATTTGTTCAATATCTCCTGTCAAAACAATTTTGGTGTTTTCTCCAACTCTTGTAATAATTGTCTTAAGCTCGTGAGCAGATAAATTTTGAGCTTCATCAATTATAATAAAAGAGTTTGCAATAGATCGCCCTCTTATATATGTTAAAGCTTCTATTTCTATTGTACCATCATCTGTATACATTTTAAGAGTTTCTTTATCATTCCCCATTAAAAATTGTAAATTATCTTGTATGGGCATTAACCAAGGGCTCATTTTTTCTTCCATTGTTCCTGGTAAATATCCAATATCTTTTCCCATTGGTTGAATCGGCCTAGATACTACTAATCTTCTATATGTGACTGCCGATTGGTCTTCAACAACTTGCGCTAAGCCAGCGGCAATTGCCATCAATGTTTTTCCACTTCCTGCCTGGCCAACTAATGTAACAATAGGCACATTTGGATCCATTAACAAATCAAACGCAAAATTTTGTTCTTTGTTTCTTGGGCGCACACTCCATACTCCTTGTTTATGTTCTCCGTTAATTCTTTTTAAAGGTTTCGAATAGTTATAAAATCTTGCAAGCGCTGTCTTCTTTTCACTTGAATTTGATACAAGCATAATATATTCATTTGGATAAAGTTTTATTTCGTCTTTTTCTAAATATATTGGCTCGCTATTATAAAATTGTTCTATTAGTTCATCATCTACTAGGTGAGTTCGAAACCCTTTATATAAGGCACCTGTATCTTTAACAACTTGGTTTACTGCATAATCTTCACATAATAATCCCAATGCATCACACTTAACGCGCATATTAATATCGCGAGAGACCAGAATAACTTTTCGATTTGTATGTTTTTTTCTTTCATTCAGCGCTACACCAATAATTTCATTATCAGGGACTCTGAAGTCAAAGTCTTCGGGAAGGTCAGATTTATCGCAACTTTTGGCAAATAACACTCCTTTCCCTTTGCCGATCCTAACTCCTTTGTATAAACTTCCTTTTTCTCTCAGGGAGTCTAGTGTGCGTATTATACGGCGTGCATTGGATCCAACGCTGTCTTGGCGCTTTTTATGATTATCAATCTCTTCTAAAACTTTAAGAGGGACTATGATGTCATTATTTTGATAAGCAAATATGGAACTTGCATCAGTTAAATAAACACTAGTATCTAAGACATATATTTTTTTTGCCATAAATCTTCATAATAAATAGTTCTTTATATACATTAGAATAAAAAAATAAAAAAAGAACGATTGATATTTTATTTTCATAATTAATTATAGGAGAAACCTATTATGTTTAAAAAAATAAGGGCTATTATTTTCTTTGTTGTATTGCTTTTGACATTATTTTCTTGTGCACATTGTCAAAAAAACGTTGAAGATACATTACCGCGTGAAGCATTTGTTCATTTGCGCAAAACATTAACAGTCGCATCTTGTAATGATGATCATTGTATATCAATGAATTTTAATTCATCCGCTTCAGGATTTGTAATAAATAAGCAGAACGATGGGGCTTTTATTTTAACAGCTGCCCATTTTTGTGAAGATTCCATACCTGCATCAAAAGAAGGATCAACCACACTTTCTACATACAAAGTAAGAAATTTATATGGAGAAGAATACGATGGCGCGCTCTTACATTACAAACAAGATGTTGATATCTGCCTTATGTTTGTTGCAGGAATGACAAACGACATAGTAGAAATAGAATTATCGCCGAATGGGCCAACACCAGGTGAAAAAATATTTAATATTGGGGCCCCTTTAAGCATTTTTGGGCCTGACATGGTTCCTATACTAGAGGGTCGTTTTAATGGAAATCTTGGAGGAAGAGCTTTTTATTCTTTACCGGCGGCGCCGGGAAGTTCTGGTTCAATGATTATCAATGAAGACGGTGAACTGATTGGAATAGTTCAAGCTGTCTATATTCGTTTCAATACTATATCCATTTCCATAACTCATGAAGATTTAACAAACTATATTGATACTTTTGTAAGCAAATATATATCATATAAAAATGTAATGGAAGAGTTGGGTTTGAAAAATATTTTTATTGTACCTGAACCTGTAGAATCAAGGCCTGCTCCATATTAATTTTCCAAGTTTGTTCGAAACTTTTTTTAAATCTCTATATGCTCTTAAAGCGGCCATATAATTATCTGTATAGTCGTATAAGTCATCTTCTGTATACAACAAAAAGGCTGTACAGAATCTTTTAACATAATTTTCATACTCTTTTTCTTTTGTTGGAAAATCTTCAAATCTAAACGAGGATTTTTTAGCTATTTTATCCCCTACTTTTAAACTAATGAATAATCTTCTAGAATTAACTGGTAATTCTACCTCAATTGTTATATCTCTTGGTTCGCAAACATAGGTGGCTTTTCTTACTATATTTACAGGCATACTCTAGATCTCCTTAAATAAGTAGGAGTCAAAATATTTCATGTATTTTTTATATGAGTTTCTATGAATATGATTCATAGTCGCCGCAACACTACTTAAAAGGGAATTTCCATCTTGTGGCGTAAAACAGAAGCCGGAAATCTCAGTTGTTCCATTTAAACGATTGGTGTGTAAAGATGGCACTGAAAGTACAGTGTGATTAAATATCCTCCCGTAGTACCCATGATCTCTACCAAATGAAAAAACCTTATTTGCAAGAGCTTTGTATGTAATCGCAGTAAATGGATTGCTTTCAAATCTTCTAATAATATCTTTTTCTGCAATGTGTCCTTTTATTTTCATATTAAATCGTATGATGTGCATATATTGAGAATTAACTTTCATAGCGCTTGAAAATATATTAGGGCATTGGTTTATTGTTCTAAAAAGATCATATGCATCTCGGGCATGGTGGGTACCAAAATTAAAATCTTTATGTTTACCAATTTCCGGAGATGCGATAAAACTACCTTCTTGGCTTATATCGTTGGCACGCCTAATACATACAAAATCTCCTTTTATAAAATCTTTCTGTGTTGGTGGTATTAATTTTATTAAAGAAGCTATATTATGTGTGTTACAGCTTACAACTTGAATAAAAGATGGCTTTTTATCAAGCACTTCATCATTAATTCCGTATGCATATGGTACCCCAAAACCCTTTTCGCTCCCTTGCGCTATAAAAGTTTTGCCTGGGTATTTTACGTAATGCTTCTTTTTGTGTACATTGCCAGCGGGAGTACAGTCAATTACAACGTGCGCCGCCTTTAAAGCTGTTTGGAGATCATATTTTACATCGTGGCCTAATTTTTCGAACGCTGTGACCAGATCCTCGTTTACAGCTAGTCGTGCGCCTCTTTTTATTAGGCTATCGACTTTTGCCACTTCGTCTATTAGAGGAGTTCTTTTGTGGAAAATCACATGTCCAATATTTATTTTTTCTCTGAAATCTGCCAACAAGCCAATTAATGGCTCTCCAATTGTGCCTGTGCCAATTATTAAAATGTTTTTTCTCATTAAGATTTCTTTTTATATTGTATTGAAACTTCTGATGGTAATACAAAATCAATTTTTTTATTTTTGTTTTTTTGATCTAATAAGGTTAGATATTGGTTTCTATTCCAATTCAAATATTGAATTTCTTCGACAAGATAATTTAAATTTTTATATTTAACGAGACTGCCAATATAGATTTTTTTATCATTCTTGTCTATTGCGTATCTTCTTGTTGACATTTTTTTGAGACTTCCTATTGGACTTTTTGTTTTGTGGGGCCGGCGGGTTCCAACATTTCACTCTAAAGACTTCTCCGCCTTTTTGTCCACGCTTAATTTTAACAGTTTCATACTTATTTTTAAGCTCATTTCTTTTTGCAGCCGCTTCCTCGAAAGTTAAAAATGTTCCATGTGTAATCCATTTCTTAGTTTTTGCTGTTTCTGTCATCTTTTTCCTTGTTTGTATCCTCTTCTGCATTTGTAGAAGGAGGCTCCACTGTAAAAGTTGCAACTGCTTCAGCTATAGCACTAGCTTCTTTTAGATTATAGGCGCCGCGTGATTGACCAACGGCTGCTGCTTGTAGCAACACCTTTAAAGCTTGATTTTGTTCCATTATTTTCTCCTTATTTTAAATAATATTATTTACATTCCACCTAATAAAGTTAAGGCAATCAGACCAGGAAGTTCGCTTCTAACATATACACCAGAAAATAAAGTATCTGCTCTTCCACCTACATATGAAAAAGCGGCTTCTAATCGATTACTAACTGCTGGATCGTCAGCCATTTCTGGGGTGGCAATTAAAAGAAGTGCTCCTGTTTTTGATTTGGTTGCTGGTGTTGGGCAAGGCGAAGATTTTAAACAGCCCTGAAATATCAAAGAACCTAAATCTGTTTTTGAAGGATCCCTTACAACAGTGCTGCCTAATAATATTCTACCTGGGGTGTTAAGACATCTTTCTAAATCTTTCGAATCAAAAGCTTGGATTGGCGAAGGTTCGTTCGCCAATTTTAGAATTTGTGTTAATAGTTTTGCAAAATTTTTATTTGCTGCAGGGTACATATTTAACATTCCAACTTTGCCACGTAATAATTGTAATTGTTTTTCATTATCAATTACAATACGTGTATGTTTATTTATGTCTCTCAATAACATTTCACAATTAGATTTAATTGTTGGATTTAAAAGTTCTTGTGACGATGGAGTACTAACAATATAGACAACTTTTCCACTAGCACCGCTAGAAGATAAATAACGACTAATGGCTTTATGTAAAACATGACTAGCACTTCCTGTTCCCCCGCCTGCCCCTGCACATACAAATACCCAATCGACTTTACCAACGCGAGTTCGAAGAGCGTCTTCAACTAATGCACTATTATTTGCTAAAATTTCTTTTCCCAATTTAACATCTTTGCCAACACCATCTGCTCCTGGGATTAAAATAAAATTCTCTGGATTGACTCCAGATGGTTGATCTTTTTCTGTTGTGTTCACAAGGAGCGTCTTGTTAAACCCAAGATCCATAAATGCTTTGGCTAATTTACCGCCGCCGCCGCCAATACCAATAAAAGCACAATTAATTGCACTTGCAGCAGTATTTTCTTCTAGCATTTTTTCATCTATAGATGGCTCATCATCATAAGCCTCTACGAAATCAAAATCATTTGGCGGGCTTTCTGGTAAGTCCCAATTTTCTTCACTCATAATTACAGTCTCCCTGTAAATAAATAGTTAACATTTGTGTTATTTCTTTGGTGGAGGCGCGGGGAATCGAACCCCGGTCCAAAATAGATTAATTATTTTGTCATTCACAAGAATAGGCACATTCACCGCCGAAGTGCCAGCCACCTGATAAATCAGGGAATCCATTTACCAACTTAAGGTGTTGGCTACCAAATTTATATAGTTTCCTATATAATAAAAATCCGCTTGCGCGTACCACCAGCTTTTTTTAAAACTGAAAACAATTAGTATTTGTTAAGAAAG